TGACTCCCTGATATGCGCTTCTAACTGTTCTTGTAGCTTGAAAAACTCACTCAGGTTCTTAACGATGTCAGCTTTGACTTGAGTTTCGTCAACAGCAACGTAGTCAGACCTTTTAGCTTTTGCCACAGACTTTGTAGCTTCAGGCTTGAAACTACCGCCAAATAGTTTAAGCAATGAACCCCAAAATCCTTTAACTTCTTTGCCAATAGCGACAACTTCATTAGCAGTGTTCCTGATTTCAACAAAAGACTCTTTAGCTTGCTTGTAAAGGTCACAGCCAGCTTGGATGTTTTTGACCAAGCCAGCCGCAAGAAGACAAATAGAGATTGGGTCAATTTCGTACTCCTATTCAGTCTGTGTTTTTGACAACAGATTAAACATCAATGGGTAGTCAAGTTCAGGGAATAGACCAGTAACCTTACCAAGTTGTCTACTACCCTGACCAGTTAGGTAAGCAGCTTCACCAACTAATCGGGGTGATGACCCTGCCAAATAAAGTCCTGTTAATGGATTTGAGACTTGGCTAAGAAGTCCAGCAGTTCCAACAGTACCAGCAGCTTGAATACCTCTAGGAGTCCATTTACTTAAAGCCTGACCAGCAAGTGCTGGCTTGATGGGTATACCACCACCCAAACTAGGTGATGTAGCTTCAAGTTGATTGACTAAGTTAACTCGTTGCCCATAGTTTGTGCTTGCGTTATCACGCAATACAGTTTGAAGTTTACGCAAACCAGCATCGGCACTTGCCTTTTTACCTTGAGACAATGACCTTTCAATCTCACGAACTTGCTCTGCTGTATTGGCATAAGCCTTCATTGTTTCTGCATAAGTAGGGGCTTGCTTTTGAATGGTTGACTTTACAGAGTTGTAAATATCCCCAATGATTCCAATTGAGCTTTTTTGATTTATTGGGATATTAGATAAAACATCATCATAGATTTTTTGTTTGAGTACATCCAAACCTTCAGGAGTATGAAACTGTGCTGGATCTCTATACCTCCAATCATTAATAATTTTTTGTGTTTTTGCAACATACCCTGCTGCATCTTCACTACGAATCACGCCGTTATAGTAAACCCTATCTGCCGCTTTTCCTAATGAATCATCTATATCAGTAAAGTTTAAAACAGATTTATCATTTTTAACATCAACCATGCCAGAACGATATAAATTCTGTTGTTCTTGAATCATTGCTTGTAGGTTAGACTTTGTATCCTCAAGAACTTGAAGTTGGTCACCCTTATCACGCAAGTTTTCTGTGAAAGATTTAGCCTTTACACCGCCTTGTTTGCCAGCTTGATAGGCTTCTTGAATAGCCATTGCACCAGTACCTGTAGTCATACCTAAAGTTGGAGCAACAGATTTAGATGCCAAGGCTATTGGTGCGGCGGCTATTCTTAAAGGGTCTGTAACCTTTGCGGCTGTTGACAATATTTTTGATGCTGCACTAGCTTTAGGTAAAAGACTAGCGCCACCAGTAAATATTAAGGATATGTCGGATAAAACTTTAGCAGGGTCTGTAGCAAGTGTCCTTTTTGCGGCTTCAACGCTTCCATATTCATTTATAAGTTGCTGTCCAACTTGATCAACAGATTTTTCTCCTTTAAGTCTCATTTGCTTGCCTATTTGAGACTCAAACAAAGGCTCACCAAGAACCTTTGATGTTGCACCCACGAACAAAGTACCCAAATCTCTAACAACTTGTATAGGGTCTGTAATAGCCCCAACCACATTAGATGCTTGTTCATACAAAGAACTTGGAAAGTTCATAACTGCACCAGTTAAAACTTCACCACGAGACATTGGTCTTTGAGGTTGTGGTACTTGAGAAGTTTTTTGTTGATTTGTAACAACAGTAGGAGATACTTGTTGCAAAGCATATTGATATGCTTGTGCATTAGTCAATTCACGATCTGACTCAACCACATAAACACCGCTATTGGGTATATTTACCTCATAAGTGAATTTATCCATGTTAGCCACCCTTCTTCTTAACAGTTACAGTTACACCAACAGGCACTTCTGCTGGAGGTGTTTCTCCAAATCCTGCTGGCTTCAAAATGTCCAAAGCAGATCTACTGTAACCCTGAGATCTTAAAGTCTTATCAAGTTTGTCATATGCTTTTAAAGCTGCATCTGCTTGACGTCTTAGGTTAGTTTGTGCCTGAGTGGGATTCATACCCTTGGTAACCATTGCTTTTTCAAACTCAGCTTTCTCTGGTGCAGTCAAAGCCGCACCAAACAAATCATTTCTGACTGTGTTAACGTGTTCTTGATAATTCTGCCACCATTGGACTAAAGCAACATCATTAGGGTCACTTGACTTACTAGCCGCCCATACAGCAACATCACCAGCGGCATTAGTTGGATAGCCAGCAAATCTAGGCTGAAATTTTTGTGATATATCAACGAGTTTATCAACCTTTACAGATTGATCTGAAAGTTTAGTTGACTCACCAATTTTAATTTCTTTACCATCGGCGGCTTTAGCTTGAGCTTGTTTTGCTTGATCGATTTTGAGTTGGATAAGTTGTTTTTGTAATTCCCTCATTCCAGCCGAACTATTTGCCATGACACTTCTAAAAGTCTGATTGGACTCAAAAATATCTTGTCTCAAATTCATACTAGATTCTGTGTTTTTTGCATCGCTATTTAGTCTTGTCAATTTTTCCATCAAGACATTTTGATCTTCAAAATCAAGATTTGCAAAGTTCTTAGCAAGTTGTTGTGCGTAAGGCAAAACACTTGGATGTATTGCCCTACCAGCTATCAATGCTTGAACTGCATTATCAGATGTAACTGTTTGTGCTGGTTGACCCGCTGGAGTAATGAGACTCCATGTTCCATCTGGTTGTCTTTCAAGCAGTTTTTCGCCTTTCTTGAGTTCCTTAGTTTCTGGCGCAAGTTTCTTTAGAATGTCACGACCCTCAACAGTAACTGACAATTTTTTCTCAATTTCAGGGTTTCTAGTACCATCTTCATTAAACAGTTGTCTAGCAAGTTCTTGAGTTTGCAATGATTGAACACCTTGAACACCCTCAATTCTTTGTTTAACAATATTTGCACCAACTTGCCCATACTGAGAAATTAATGTGTTCGCAACATCCTGATTAAATTTGTTGGTTATTGGGTCAATCAATGGCTTTAGTGCTTGGGTATCAATAACCTCACCTTGCTCATTCAATATTGACTTACCTCTCAAGCCAGTTTCAGGGTCAATGCCATTAGCTACACTTAATGCTGCCGCTTCCATGCCACGTTGTTTTATATTCAGACCACGTTGAAGTGCAGCATCTTGATATTGCATTTCACTTACCCTATCTTGTTGAGTCTGCTGTTTAGCCCTCATCATCTCATTGCGTAAGATAAATGCAGTTTGAGTATCTCCAGTTTGCAATGCCATCTGAATACCTTGAGCATAAGAATCAGGGTTCGTTGGGTCAATCATCCCAAGGATTTGCTGACGCTGTGAAATCAGCTTTAACTGTGGGTCTTCACCACCCAAAGCACCGCCAATAGCTTGACCCAACTGATAACCAGCAGTCCTAGCACCTAAAGCCGCTTGTTGAAAAGGATTTACTGGAACTTCTTGAGCCGCACGACTCTGAAACTGTGCTAACTGATTTTGTTGGTACTGTTCGGGAGTAGTGAACAATCCTAAGATTTCGCTTGCCATTGTCTTTTCTCCTTAAACTGCCAAAGGTTGTTGTCTATTGCCAAGCAATATGTTAATCAATTGCTGTTGTGTAATTGTTGATTGATCTGGTGTTACGCCAAATGCTTTATTTAATGCGCCAGTAACAACAGGACTTCCTGCAATACCAGCCAAAAGGTTGCCAGTTCCACTATAAGCATTTGCTGGAGCCATTGTCCCCGCCGCATTAAGGATGCCTTGACCCGTCAACATTCCAGCTTGTGCCGCACCAGCAGTAGTTCTAGCGCCAATTTGAGTGCCAAGAGTTAATGGTGTTTGTGCAAGGTTTTCAAGCCCTGTAGTTACATCCATAGCAGTGGTAAATGGTGCATAAGCCGCTGTTTGACCAGTGTAGTATCTGCCCTGCAAGTTAGCACCAGTATCAAACAAACCAGCACCAAACCTAATCCTGTTTTGTGCCTCTTGATCTGCCTGTGCCGCAAGAGCCAAATTGCTTTGTGCGATAGAGTTGTAGTAGGCTTGCATTTCAGGCGTTGTAGCGCCCAAAGTCCCACCTTGAGCAACAGATAAACCACCTCGACCTTGTTGTTGTAATTTGTTCTGCAACAACGCAAGTTGATTCTCTTGACTAGGCGCAAGCAATGCCTGTTGCTTTGAAATGTAGTCAGCCGCAACTTGTTCAGGAGTCTGTTTAAGGTAACCTTGACCAAGGCTAAACAGATTCTGAGCCGCACCAGTTAGAGGAGCATAAGCCGCTTGAGCGCCCTCTGCACCAGTTAAACCTCGACCAGCCAATGTAGACAATCGGTTTTGATAACCAAGAATCTCAGGGCTTGGTGTATATCCAGCACTGATGACATTACCCGCCGCATCAGTTTGAAAGTTAGAAGAACCAAAACGAGTAGTTACGCCAACAGGTCTAAACCTAGCCGCATCAGCCGCAATCTGTGCCGCACGAACTTGTGCGTCAGATTGTGTTTGTGCAGATTCTTTAGCTTGTTCAGACAACAAGTAAGAACCACCAGCACTCAATAATCCTTGAATTGCAGATGGCGCAAATGAAGCTAAAGTAGATGGTTGAACACCTAAAAATTGAGCCGCTTGCTGTATCAAAGCTGGTGTTGCACCTTGAGTTGCAATTTGACTTGCAATAGCCGAACCAGTTAATGATGCTGTCGTTGCACCAGTAGCGGCGGCAGTGGCGGCAGTAGCCGCTGTACCAGTTCCCATGCCAGCTAATGTTCCTCCAGTGGTAGTAGCCGCTGTACCAGCAGTAGTAGCCGCTGTACCAGCGGCGGCAGGAGCTGCTGTTGCGGCAAGATAACCTCCAGTAGCAAGTGCTATAACAGTAGGCCAACCGACTGTTTCATTTACAGTGTCATCAACATCAGCTAAAACATCAGATACGCTACTAACAGTATCATCAATAACACCAGTGAAAGAATCAACAACAGATGAAACAGCGCCTTGAGGCTTAATCTTTCTATCCCCAATGTGCATAAAAGCATTGATTGGTAAATCTGGAATGCCCAACAAGGCATAGTTACGATCATTGAATCTCATAGGTCAGCCTTCCAGTTGTATTGAGGTAAATCAGAATCAACAACATTTAAACCAACTTTTTTAAGCAGTTCAACAATTTGAGGATTGTCAGCTTTACCATAAACAGTTTTGATGCCAAGATCAGTTGTCCTTCTTATGAAAGCACTTAACGATCTAGCAAGAGTCATCATTCCATCTTGTGTAAACAAATGAACTTCTGCAGCATCATCATTAATTTTTGTAATCAACAAGACAGAGTTATTTTCTTGCATCAAAACAGCTTTTTTCTGTTTGATAGCATTGCTTATTAAGCCTAATGCCTTGTTCGCATCTACACCTCTTTTTTGTGCATCTGCCAGTATGATTTCTGTTGCTTTCATGTTTACCCCTTAAATAGTGCCGTTGGCAACAACATTGCCAAGCACAGTCAAATTACCTGAAGCATCGATCTTGGCAACAGCAGTAGATGAGTTATAGATATACAAGACATTACTTGTCTCTACAAACGAAAAGTTGGTAAGAGTACCATCTACCTTTGTTGCAATGGCGGTCTGAATGTTAGTGAACTCAGTATCAATCTCAGTTCCCTTAACAACCTTACCCGCATTGCCTGAAGCTAAAGAATCTTTAGCCGCAAAGTTGGTTGATTTTGTGTAATTTGCCATGTTTTTTCCTTACGCCATTTTGCCGTTTTTAGCTTGAATTTCAATCTTCTGAATGCTTACAGGTGAACCATTGATCTGCACTTCATAGCCTGTTTGAACAACCTTGCCGTATCCACTTGCTTGACCAACCAATGTGCTTAACTGAATACCACTAGAGTAATTTGCAACTGGTACACCATTTGCACCATACTCAGCAATTCCATATTGAGCAACAGTGGTAACAGGAATTTGCAATGTATCTGAGTAATACTGACCAGAAAAATCGTATCCCCACTTAATGACAAATCCTTGATTAGAACCACCAATTACAACAACAGAAATCTTCTTCAGTATGGAAGTAACATTTGCATCACCAAGGTCTGAATAGTTGGTGAAATACTGCATACGATAGGTAGAGGCATGGTCAAGATAAGTTCCATACTTACCAACATAACCATTCTTACCAATCAACAAATCACCATTGCGCCGAGAGTAAAAGCTAGTAGGTTCAATACTGTCCCAAGTTGTTACCCTAGCAGAACCATCTTGTAGTTGCGCCTTTGTATCAAACACATAGACCTGTTTAGCTACAGGTAAATTTAAAAGATAAAAAGCATCAGCTTCAGAGTAAACAGCTTTAATGTTTGATGCAGTCTCACCAGCCACATTAGTCATCAAGTCATTACGAACATTCTTAGACAAGTCTCGCAAAGGTGCTGACTTCTCCTGAATAGTACGCAACAGACTACGAACACCACTGTTTGATAAGAAAATAATGTCTGAACCAGTAGAGGCAATAGAGTCCCTAGATAGGCAACCAATGTTTCCTATAGTGTCAGACAATGACATTGTGGATGGAGTTGTTGCCCCCTGATAAACCAATATCTGACGTTTACCAAAGATAACCAAGAAGTTATTATGTGCGCCCAAACCCATGATCTGATCTGCACCATTAGCCCAAACCCTAGAAACGTCAAGAGTTCCAGATGTTCCACCTGTCCAGTTATGTCCTGCCAATAGGTCAGAAAAGGTGATAGTTACATTGTCTGTAGTGGTATCAGCTACCCACAATCGACCAAATGCAGAAATAACAATGTTTCCCAAAGGAACTGTGCCTGTATAACCCGTCTTCTCAGACACACGCCTGAATGTAGTGGTACTTACAGCAGGGTCATAAATCAATGGGTCAAAGCCTGATTGGAAGAAGTATGTAATTCCATTCAGGGATGCACATTGCCAATTACTTGCTGTAATGGTAGGTGCAGTACCACCCCCCCCATAGGTCAGTTCTACAACAGCATTGCTTCCATCAAGTTTAAACAGCTTGTTGTTACCCGCAAACAATACAGTCAAAGTGCCATCAAGTTGCACTAACTCATGGATAACTTTTATATCGTTAGCGCCTAAAGCGCCGCTTGAAGAATTTACCCTTGAAAAACCCTTGCGAGAACCGACACGACCATATTGGTCAATCACACAATTAGTAGCAATAGCCGCAAAACCACTCGCTAAATCTAGCGGTGAGTCTTGGGTATTCAGACCAAAAAACGCTGGCGCTGAAATGCTAAATAATTGAAGTGGTTGCGTCATACAGCTACAAATTCTTGGTTCTCGGGATAACGAGTGCCTTCCAAAGCAATGTGGTCAGACAACATCGACTTGTAAAGCAAATACGCTTCTGATGATGAAGTACCACCATCTTCACCACGTTCTATCAAAGCCCTTGCATAAGCATTCTGAGCCACTAAAACATCAGGTACAGCCACAACAGTTGCATCTGAGGCTAACGTAGCCTGTGGCACTGTTAAGGCAAATTTGATTGTATAAACACCATCAGGTATTGGATAAAGATTTACCTTAGTGTTATAGCTTGCATCAACGCCATCAAACGCAAATTCTGTAGGTATTGAATTGACCAACGGCGTGAAGTTTAGTTTGCGGTTCATGTCCACAAAAGTGATGTTTATCAGTCCGACATTACTTGTGGTATTGATTACATCCATCACTTGAAACTTCTGACCAGCACCTGTCAAAGAATAAGTTGGCGTGGACGCTACAGTGCTAACTGTAATAGTTTGACCCAAAGCATTCCAAGCAAAAGCATCTTCAACTTGACGTTTTGCATCATTGACAAACTTTCCAATCAATGTTGAATAGGTAGTTTGATTGTTAGTAGTAACAACAGGTTCTCTGAGTCTAATCAGAACATCGTTGATAAGTTCAAGATAAGTCATGTTCTAGTCAATCCTTCTTCTTCAATGGTAACTACTACTGAAAATGTAGATGCCGCCTCAGATTGTGCTTTAAGTATGTCGCCTTCTTCCATTACAAAATAGGATACGCCGCCCCAATCTTGGGTAGTTTTAGTAGTTAAAGCAGTTTCAAATACAAGAGAATATGTGACAGACGCAGAGGTATCTGTCCAAGAAAAAGAAATATGTTTTTGCGAACCTGTATTAACTGCTCGTAGCAGTACGACCCTTGCGTAATACCCTTTGGGTACTGTATAGAGGGTTGTCAGCGTATTTGCTGTAAGATTTGCGCCAACTGATAATGCTCTCATTTCGCTTTTGCCTTATTCCTTGCGGATATAGCTTTAGCTTTTGCCTTTGCGTCAGCCTTTGAGGATGCACCCCATGCCTTGAGCGAAAGAAGCAGTCTTGTTGGTTCACCATCCTTGTACTCTGCACCAGCATTATTGCCCATGCGAGCCAAGAAACTTGCTCTACGAGGGTTATCCCCCGACTTTACTGGAGGCTTCAGATTACCACCAGTTTCCGCATTATAAGATGATCTACCTTTGGCATTCAAGCCGCCTTTTGGATTTTGACCAGCTTTTGTTTGCCAAGTGGGTGTTTTCATCTACTTCACCTTTTTAGGCTTCTTTGCAGTCTTTGCCGCCTGTTTAAACGCATCAGCAGTAGGCGCACCTTTGCTACCTACCTTACGCATCTTCTCGCCAGACCCTGCCTTGATACGAGCCTGTTTTGCGTTAATATTGGCATAAAGTCCAGTTTTCATTTCATCTTCCTTTTGGTTTTACCAGCTTCAGATAAAGCAATGGCAACCGCCTGTTTGGGATTAGTCACAACCTTGCCGCCCTTGCCTGAATGCAAAGTACCTTCCTTGTACTCCCCCATGACCTTTTTGACCTTCTTTTGTGATTTAGTCATTTTCATAGGGTTTCTCCTTAGTACATTATCTTGGCTGTAATCGTGCCTGTGACAAAAACAGTGCAATTTGCTCGCAAATACGTTGGTGCATTTTGGACAGTAACGATGCCGTTAGCAGTCAAAGCAGTACCCAAAGTTGACCAGTTTGTTCCATCAAGGCTACCTTGCAATACAACAGTAGCTGATGTAATGCCTGAAACTTGCAAGAACGCTGGTTGTCCAGCATCTACTTGAACTGCCATTGATGCGCCAGTTGCACCAACGGCATTAAGAAGCGTAATGGGTGATGTTAATGATGCCATTATTTGCCTCTTGAAGATTTCTTCATCATGTTGGTAGCAGTCCTACTGCCCTTCATAGGCATTGGCATTTTGGGTTTACCAATAGCTACCATGATAGATACTGGAATACCCTTTTTGGGGGCATTAGCGGGAGTTTTGGGTTTAGCTTTCATATCAATCCTTTTTAATTGAACCACCAGATTTCCAAGCATCACAAGTGCGAGCCGCCGCACAAGTGAAGTGGAACAACTCACAGAAACCTAGATCAGCGGCATCAATAAACTGCTGGTCATAGTCAAGTTCATTCTCTGAATCCTTGCCTTTTTCCAAGCCGCCTTTGATGCACTCCATCATCTTGGGAGTCTGAATAAATGCTGCACAGTTACCGCAAAGCATGGTTTTAACCACATCAGTAGGTGCGTTATACATCTTGGCTTTCTTCAGCCAAAATGCCTCATTAGGTTCATTTGGGTTAGGCGCACCATACCCAAAGTTCTTGAAAGCATTGTTGCGATTCTTGAGGTTTAACGCTATATCCTGAGTAGGAAGTGGGCAAACCTTACCTGATAAGAGTCCTTCTTTCATTTCCACAGTTTATCAGCAATAAAAGTAATGACACCGCCCATGAATGAAGCTATCGTCATGCCCATCCAAAATCCACCCTTACCTTTGTTAGCAAGTTCAAGCAATGCTTTTACATCTGTACTCAATTGAGATACTTGAACCTGTAGAGAATCAACTTGAGCCTCTAACCTACCAAAATCTCTTGCGTCAATTTCAGACATTTGCAACCTTTCGGGGTCTTCCCATACGCTTAACTGATGGAATTACAGGCGCAAATGCGGTATCTGTACGCTCAGAATCAAGTGACTCTATGGTTACTTCTTCTTCATCAATCCTTACATATCCCTGATGACCCTCCATAGAGTCAATATCATGCTGATATGTAAAAGTTACAGTGTTACCTGACTGAAGACAACGAAAAGTAGCCATAAAACCCTTAAATGAGAAAGGGGGGACTAGCCCCCCAATCTTTACAACATTCGAGCAATAACCAATTTAACAGTAGTAGAAGCTAAATTAACAGCCCCACCAGTTGTATTAGTTGTTGCAATAGTCACTGTGTTTGCCGCTGAAACGTAAGCACGGCGAACTAAACCCGCCTCGTCTACACCAGCAGACATACCAATAACCATATCGCCAAGGGCAACGCCCGAAACAGTCACAGTATCAGTACCAGCGGCTTGGTCTGCAACAGATGCAGAATCCAAAGTGCAAGTAACTGTCCATGTATCACTGAACAAACCCCGAAAAGAATCGTTGTCTCTGTTTAAAACAACTGCTGTTGCTGATGCCATTTTGATTTCTCCTAATTAAGTTAAAAAAGTCCCCCCGCTACTAAGGCAGGGGGCGCAACTGCAATTAGGCAGGAACCAACAAAGCAAACATGGATGCAGACTTAGCCGCACCAGTGCTTGCCGCCGCACGAAGAATTTGCACTCCATACAACGTATCCGCTGTATACAGAGTTGCAAGGTAAGGTTGTTGGTACTGAACTTGTGAGCGAATAGCCATTTGTTCAACCAAAACCAGTGAGTCCTTGTGACCCATCAAGCAAACCCGTGGATTGGTGCTACCTGAACCTGTGTCGCAATTGCTAGACACAAATACGGGGATTCCGTACAAGTTACCGATCTCACCAGTGCGAATAGTACTGTTTGTACCACCAACAAAGGCTTGTTCAGTGTAACGAGCCAAACCCATCAATGTATTGCGGCTTGAGGGAGGAATCAAGAAGAAACGCTGATCCATTGGGGTATCAGTGTCATCAAGACGCTGAATGGTGCGGCGAATAGCGGCATCGGTCAATGCTGACTCATTGTTGTTTGCGGCAACATAAGCAGTAGTACCATCACCACCAATGAACGCACCAGTTGCGTAAGCATTAGTACCAGCACCGCCATTGGTTGAACGACCCAACTGAACCAAGTCAGTATCGACTTGTTTAGCCAAAGCGTAACCAGCGTCAGAAGTGTAGAAGTTACGCAAGCTGTTCAAGGCTTGGGCTTCGACAATATCTTCGATCAAACGTGAATACTCATAATGCTTGTTGATAGAAACTTGAACTTCAGACTCTGTAGCGGCAATCAAGGTGACTGCTGTTTCAGCGGCTTTAGCAGAAGCAGAACCACGGGTAGGTGCGGGAATGTGAATTACATCACCCTTCTTGCCCTTAAAGTTCATCTTCATAATGAGGTTCGCAAGAACCAAGTTTTTCTTGTAGGCGGCTACAATTTCATCACTCCAAATTTCAGGGATGAATGTTGCGCCTGTGGTTACAGTAACTGAGTTACTAGGGGAAAATGCTGTTGCCATGTTAAATCTCCAAAAAACGATAGGTTAAATTATTTGACCCGTCCGTCTTGATACGCTTGCATGATTTCTCCGCTTAACGCTTCATAACGATCTGGGTCAGTCATTTTCAGCCGAATTAGATCAGCCCTTCTGTAGACCCTCTTTCCAGACTCCCCACTTCCACCTACATCTACACTTGCCGCCTTAAGGTTTGACTTGCGCTGAGTTTCCCCTGCATCTGAAGTCTGTTTAGCCTTAATTCCTCGCAACTGCTTATAGGTAGATAACAATTCATTTGCACTGTCGTAATCAAACTCACCATCAGCTTTTGCATACAAACCAAGGCGAATAGGTGAAGATTTCACCCAATTCACAAAGTCTGTATCTTGAGCAATCTGACCAAAATCAGGATGCTCTTGCGATAGCTTTTGCTGAATCTGCATCTTTTTGAACTCCTGACCCGCATGGCGAGCCGCAAGTACATCAGGATGGTTATCAACAGTCCTACGAACTGCCTCTTGTGGATTCTCGAAAAAATCTACTTCTGGCTCTTTTTCAATAGGTTGTTGTTTAGAGGAGAGGTTTTGCTTGATAAGTTCATCTGCCAGCTTTCGCACTTCCCCAACTTCCTGCGCTTGCTTTCCAATTAGCTTCTCAGCTTCTTGGTGCATTTTGACCACTTCTTCCAAAGATTTTTGCCTGTATTTCTCAGGCATCTCGGACAATGGTGCTACTTCAGGTAGTCGATTCTTTTGCTCAACTGCGTCTAACTCACTTAGCGTCTCATCATCATTGTCAATCAACATATTTCTTCCTTTTCCTGCCGTTCATCGGTTCTAGGACATTCAACTCGGCTTACGCTTGTGAGTTGTGCTTTTGCTCCCACTTTAGTTGATCTAGGTGTTTTTTCTCGAACTTCCCATGCTCTGATGGGAAAGAACCAGACCACCCCTCTAATTTGAAGTTAGGAGCAGACAAAGTGCGGTTGGCTGTTTCTCCGCACTCACACTTAAAACCTGTTGTCTCATAATCAACAAGTCTTTCGGTTTTATGCCCGTTTGCACAGGCAAAATCAAACATTCTTTTCATTCAATTCCTCGTAGGCTCTTTCGCTGACCTCTTTCAAGGTTTTCAGCCAAGTCAAGATGGAAAGTTCACCTTTTTTGAACATCAAGGTTTTTTCATCAGGAATAACGCTTAGATTATTGAGTGACTCTATCATATTGTCAATATCTATGCACAAATCCTTCCAACCATCCATCCCCATCATTTCAAATCGGGATTCGTAATACTTTTGTAGTTCTGGGGTCACCAAGGCACTCCTGTTGCAGTTACTGGGGCTTTCTGTAAGGCAATCTGTGCGGCAAGGTTTGTTTCAATATCAACCACTTCTAGCTTTTCTTTGACCCAAGCAATGACTTGAGCCTCGGTCAGAGAGTCATAAGCCGTGAAAGACGTACCACGCTCAAAGGCTACTGTGCCGTAAGAGCCAGCAGAGTGTTCACCATCAACAGCGTCTACACGCCAATGGGCAGTAGTCACTAAGCCATCAGAGGTTTGGCGGTCAAGTTGGTTGATTGTCCAAGTGATTGTCATGCTTGCTCCAATGCTGTGATTCGTGCTGTCAGGGCTGTGATGAGGGCTTGTTGTTCTTGGATGGCTTTGATGAGCATGGGGACAAATACGCTGTACTTCACAGACTTTGTAACTGTACTCAGATTACCGCCTTCACCATCTCTGTCGGGTGATTCGTCAACTAGCGCAGGAAATACAGTTTCCAATTCTTGAGCAACAACACCGATTTGTTTTGTTGTGTCACCAATAAGGTTGTAGTTACGAACTTTGACTTGCATTAAGTCTGCAAGTTTGGGCGTTGCATCAACAATGTTTTCTTTTAGCTTTATATCTGAAAGAGCGCCATAAGAATTGTTTACGTTTGCAACATTACCATTGCCGTATATTTCCAGTTTTTGCGAACCACCAGTTGTTACGATTAAAGGATAAGATGAGGTGTTATTACAGTTAGAACCTAGCACCAAACGTAAATTTTCATCACCGCTTACATTTCTTGTGTTTTCAAAATGAACAACTCGTTGGGCTGAATCTGCTTGGTATACATTTAATCTAGCAGAAGAACTTACTGTTGTTGCACCGATACTTACATCGCCGCTAGAGTCGATACGCATACGTTCTGATGAAGCAGTATTAATTGCAATAGTGCTTGCATCTATGCCAATCACTCCCGATGTTGCTGAAGTGTTATAGGAAGTTGCAGAACCATTAGTTGCAATACTTCCAACAGCATCGCTACTGGAATTCCCAAATATAAACATACTTTGAGATGCGCTTGTATCTGTTACTTTTAAGTATTGCCCACATTGAAACGCAGTAGTAAATTGCGTATTTAATTGCGCTGAAAATGTTGCATTTGATGTATTGTTGATGCGAACACCGCCGCTGGAGTCAATACGCATAGCCTCCGCACCACCTTCAGCAAAAGCAATAGTGTCAGCGGCAGGGAAGAAGATACCTGTGTTGGTGTCGCCTGATGTAGTGATGGCTGGGGCTGCTGCCGTTCCAGCTTGTACGGTTGTAACACCTGTAGCCGACAAAGTAGTAAATGCGCCAGTAGACGGTGTAGTTGCGCCTACAGTGCCGTTCATTACCGCACCTGTTAGAGTCTTGTTGGTTAGCGTATCGGTTGTAGCCTTACCAACCAATGTATCTGTAGCCGCTGGAAGCGTAAGAGTAGTAGTACCAGCTACAGCAGTTGCTTGCAATGTAGTAGTTCCTGACGTAGAGCCAGAAATATCAATTGCATTAGGTTTAAGAGTGACTGTCGTTGCCATAATTTACCTTCCTTTAAGGTGTTCCATTTGCAACAATATTAGCCGCAGATGTAATGATTCCAGTTGATGACATTGATGCGATTGTAGTAGCACCATTCTTAAATAGCAATTTACCGCCTGATTCCTCAATAGTGAAATTGGTAGTCAATAGCTTGGGGGTAGATGCCGCTGTACCCGTAGTATTCTGGTTTAAGGTAGGAATATCAGCGGCAACAATCGCTCTAAATGTTGGGACACCAGAAGAACCATTAGGTGCGGCTAGGACATAGTTTGCAGTTTTAGAGGCATAAGGGTTCTGAGTATCTCCATAACCTGATGCCAATGAAATAGCAGGAGTAGCGCCGCCGCTAGATGCAACAGGAGAAGTACCCGATACAGAAGTCACAGTCCCTTGGAATTGGTCAGCAGAGGAGATAGTGAAATTAGGGTAAGTACCCGTAATTGTTGTTGTACCGCCTTGGGTCAAGGCAACAGTCTGATCTGGTGCAGAATTGGTAACAGTAAAGCTAGGGTAAGTTCCGCTTGTATTAATGCCTGTACCAGCAGTCAATACTACAGTCTGATCTGGTGCAGTATTGGTGATCGTCAAAGTGCCAGAGGTTGTGATTGGACTACCACTGACGCTGATACCTGTACCAGCCGTAGCCGCCACACTTGTGACTGTGCCTGTACCAGCACTCACATTAACAGTTACATCGTCCCCTGAGTTGGTAGCAGTAACTGCCGCACCTACAAAGTTAATGTTCTTAACCGAACTGGTTATAGATGTACCTTCATCCTTGATAGCAATAGCCGCATTAGTAGACATAGTGCTGATGACGTTGATCTTTTCAGCAATATCAGGGGATACAACCTCACCAACATTGATCTCTCGACCATCAGACAAAGTAACGACCAAAGAGCCATCAAAGTCAATATTTGCGTTGACTACCGATATACCATCAACTCCATCAATCCCATCACGACCAGCTTGCCCATCAAGACCTCTGTCGCCTTTTAAGCCATCTTTGCCATTTTTTCCGTCTTTACCATCACGCCCATCCTTACCATCAATGCCATTTTTCAAGCTAGATGACTTTGTTTGAATAGCTAAATTCAGTTCAGAAAACCTAGTTTCAATGTCAGATTTGATGCGTTTTAAGCCTTGAATCACCAAATCAGCACTCTTGCCGATTGTTTCTTCTCTGGCTTGTTCGGCTTTTTCTTCAGCAGACTTTTGCAACGCAACGATTAAAGCCATCTGCTCATCAGCAGACATACCATCAATGCCTAACTTGCGCTCTAAGTCAAGAATGTCCATTATGAAAGTTCCCTTGACAATCTAGCCAAAAAATCATTTTCAGTCTTAGATTGCTTGTCTGCCATCTGTAATTCAACGATTTTAGACTTGTTTTTAATGTCTGCTTCTTTCAACATCAACTCAGCAATCTTCACCCGCTTGTCAAACTCTTGAGAAGAAGCCATATCTTCATTAGGCAGATTTTTGGTGATTGAAGCCATGTTCTTTGCCTGAATTTCTTGCGGCATCAACTGCGCCTCGACAGACAATTTGATGGCATTTGCCTTGTTTTCTTCAGCTTGGCTAGTCTGAACAGCAATCTGAGCCTGTGCCGCTTGCATTGCCAACTCTGATTGCATCTGTTGCATCTGCTGCTGTTGAGGATTAGGTTGCATCATCTCATCCAACTTGGCAATCAACTCCATTCTGTTGGTCAAACTGCTGTTTCCTATGATGCCTTTGAGCAAAATAGGCAAAACAGGGGTGTTTGCACCCAAAGTTTGCAACAAACCAATGAATTGCTGTTGTTCATACTCTCTAGCAATGATGCCCAAGGTTGCAGTAGGTATGAAATTCATGTCCACAGAGGGATAACGCTCTGGGTCAAACTGCATGAACCTGAAAGCCGCCTTTTTGATGAATGGAATCAAGAAATCTTCTTGGAAATTCACCAAAGTACGCTTGTATTTCTTGATGATGGAAGCAACAGCCATCGACATACCACCACCATCACGGCTTGCCTGTGAAACCATGCCGTTAGAGTCCAGCGTACCAGTAGCTTGTAGCAACATACGTTCAAATTCTTTGGCAGTTGCTAGGTTATTTGGGTCATTCTGACCAAACTTGAATGGGTAAATAATCTCACTTGGGTTGCCATTGGTAAGAATAGCCTTACCAGCCTTGACTTCAAACTTCATACCTCTTGGAAGTCTTGTTGCGTCCATAGCAACCATAGGGGCAGTGGTCAAAGCAAGTGAATCCAAGTGAGCACGAGTCTGAGCATCAATGGCTTTTTGCATATTAAATGCTTTTTCCACTGTACCTCGCCCCAACAGGCGGTTTGGAACTGTATCGTCTTGGTAAGACAAAACAGGTCTATCCCTCATCATGTAAGGGTTTTCTTCAGCCTTGAGCAACATACCATCATTGGCAATCACAACAATAGCTTCAACCATATCGGTATAGTCTTCAGCCGCTGAATTCTCAGGAAACAACTCAACAATGTCTTTGTTTTCCTCAAGATTGTTCAAATACTCACGGGGTACTAATCCGTAGTACGTCAACAACAATACCTTTTCATCTTGGTACTGGCTAACCTCTTGGGTAGGCTCTAAGTCAGTATCTTCATAGGTGGGCGTGATGTCTACCTTGCGGTAAATGCCTTTTTCGATTCCCTCTACAATCTTGTGAATTGAGACGTATTTCTCAATAGCCACGCCCATGCAGTCATCAATGCTTGTGCCATTAGGGTCAAACAAGAAGTTCTTGGGATTGATTGGCATGATCTTTACAGATATGCGCTCACGCTCCATCACGCCAATAGCCGCTTGACCCATCTGATTAGGGATAGGCTGAGTCGATGGGATGTATTCTTTCTCGGTCTTGACAATGATCTCGCCAATGCCTGTACCATAGATTTCAGCCATCAATTCGATCTGGTCGATAGCTTTTCTAATCTTGTCCTTCTTGAAGTCTTCCATCAGTTGAGCCTTAATTAACTCAACATCTATAGGGTTTCCACCTACATCTTGGATATTGTCTTCAATGTCAAAGAAGTCACCTTGCCCAAAGATAGCTTCCATGATCTCAGCATGGCGAGTCTCTACGGCTTGTTGGGTAGCAGGGGTAACGATACGGCTACGCTCAGACTCACGGGTCTTGTCTTCAGAAGCCCATTGACCACGGAAGATGCGCTCGTACTCTAGATAATCAGGGAGAAAGTTTGTATCTCGCCAATCTCTCCACTTGTCGCAGTGACTAGTGATGAAATCGGTCAACTCTTTATCAGCCTCAGTAGGCTCATAAAACTCGCCTTGTTCTAGCTTGACTTCTTTATCTGTTGCCATTTATATCCCCGAAATAATATCTAGCGGTTGCCACTCATCTTCTTGGTCATCTTGGAAGTATGAGGTAACAGCGAGTTGGTCAATGTAGGAAAGAGCATCAGGCAAGTCATCGTGAACACCTTGGGCGGGAAACATCAAGAGTTGATCTTTGAATTCATCCCAATCTTCCTCAGAGTTCAGCACAATACGCCCATGCTCAAACCTTCCTTGGAGACTCCAGATAATTCTGTCAGTCTTTTTCCTGTTGCCATGCGTTAAGTCAACTATGTGGGAATATACATTATTTTTCCTCATTAGGTCACTCAAATAAGGCAAAACAGCGTTTTTTAACGCACCTCGCTCAATTCCAACACTCAAAGGTCGGTATTCCCGCATCTTTAGCAGAATAGTCGCTGCAGTCTCCCGTATGTCCCAACGCCCAAAAACAATCTCTTTGACAAACCATTTGCCATCATCAGTCACCTTAACCACAGCAATAGCAGTCTGGTCTAGCCTTTTCTTAGAGTTAGCCGCCTGTCTAGCTACTTCCTCAAATCCAGCCAAGTCAACAGCTACAAAGTAAGAACCATACTCAGGTTCTTCCCCGTACTTAATCCATTCTTCTTTGAATACATCTGAGCCAGCATTAGAAAAAGATGCCATATACTCTTGCTTGAAAGCAAAGCTGGAAAGGGTCTTCTTTGCACTTTCGATTTCACTAGGGTCAATTAAAGGATTATCTTTGGTGGTGAAATGCCAACTTTTCCAGTCAGAATCTGTCTCCTCTTGCCCTAAGTTATACAAGTCGTAGAACCAGTTCCTACCCTTGGGTGTACCGATAAACATGGCTTTACCCTTCTTGTCTGACAAAGACGCTCGTATTACCTGTTCCCAAGTCTCAGGCTTAATGTCAGCTACCTCATCCAGTACAGCGTAAGTAAGGGAGACTCCTCGCAAAGTATCAGGTCTGTCACTCCCCCGAACATATATCTTTGCGCCGTTAATCAAAGTAACTTCCATGTTATTCACATGGCTGCTCTGAATAATCTCCCGACCAACATCCAACAGTACATCCCACACAATCTGTCTAGCCTGTCCCTGAGTCGGGGCAACATAAAGAACTGCAGACCCTGCAGGGCAACTCAAACCCTCTATTAATAGAGTGGTAACCGCAAGTCTTGACTTACCGCATCGCCGACCCGCAACGACAACCTTGAACCTCGTCTTGTCGGCATAGACTTCCTGCTGCCAAGGCAGTAGCGCAAAGTTAAGGTCAGCCATTATTCGATTGTGTAGTCAGGTGCAGAAAATGGGTCTTTATAAAAAGGTGTTTCTACCTTTTGTTTTGAAAGACTCCAGTTTTTTGCTTTTTCTACAGTGTCAAGTCCCATTGCATCAGGGTCAGTCCCATACTGACGCATAAAAAACTCTTTCCATGCCGTTGGATGAGTTGGGTCTTTTAGCATTTGTCCTGTTTTGGTAGACGATGGAAAGTGCGGTCTATTGTCATAAGGACTGATAGTTTCTTTTATTCCTGCTTTCCATGCTCCCCTGTAGTCATAGTCAGGAGATTCAAGAATCATCTCTGTAACTCGCTGGTTGTCTAACTTATTAACAGGCATCTTTTGTTCAGCCGCAATGTCTGACTTAATAGAGTTAAAAAGTTGAGTTCCCTGCAGCCAACTGCGAAACTGCTGTTCTTCCGATGGTTTCAATGTTGTAGGACTCCAAGGAGTCGCAGAAAATTTTTGGTATTCATTCAACCATTCAGTCATTCTTAACCTCTATGTCTTCTATGTCTTTGGGTTCTTCTTCAACTGTCGCTGCCACTGGTGCGCCTATGCCAGTGATATTAATGGTGACTGCACTCCTCTGGCTCTTATCCTTCTCAAACATGGATACGGGCAGTGTGCGGTCTACACACATCTTGATAGCTGCCATCTGTGCGGGGTGATTGTCATTCAACGCAATGGAGATCATCTTCTCGACAACATCCTTACCACTCGACCTGATGAGCATATCCTTCAGGTCTTTGATTCTTTGATTATCGGTCTTGGGTAGGGCTAGGTCAGGATTCCTTGCGTACTCCTGTATCTGACGCTTTAAGCCAAATACCCCCTTGGGTCTGCCAGCCTTCTTCTTCTCAGTTGTCGGTTGGTCTACCTCGTCTTGGATACTGTCCATTTGCTCTATCTTCACGATTGTCCTTGTCTTTGTGGGCGTGATAGGGGGGGACTATAGCAAATACTTTGTCAATAGTCTTTTTTTTTCGTAGCGGGGAGTGGTGGGTTGGCTTTTTTTCTATTTTCACTTTTTCAGGGGGTCGGATGCTCCCACAACTTTGACCGACCGACCGACCCCCCTCCCCCCCGTCTAAAAATCGCCGAGTTATCCACAGGCAACTGTGGATTCTGTGGATAACTTCTGCAAGTCATTGATTTTGCTAGACATTTTTTCTATGCTTACAGATCGCTTACAAAATCGGTTTTATACAACATCCATTATGTTAACTTTAAATATCTAAAAGTAGTACAGGCATCTGCAAACTGTGACAGGAAATGAAACCAGATAGGCAAATTGTGGATAACTTCCTGTCCGATCTGTGGATAACCTGTGGATAACTTTTATATTTCGCATTCTGAAAAGGATTTCTGGGCGGCTGCTGGAGAGGGAGAGAGGCGGGTGGTGCTTTATCGGGGGAGCATTGTCATCGTAATGCGGTTTGGATGACATTGTAATTGTAGATGAGAATCACTCGCATTCGCATTCAATAATTAGTTACCAAAGCTACGCTAAAGATCGTCATGGCAATACCGCTAGGAAGCCTTAAAACAAGGCTTAAAGCCGTTTTATTGGTTATCCTTGTCTACCCCTAAGAAATCCCTAAGATCGGCTTTAGGGCGGTATCCTAGTTCCCACAAGATTGCATAGCAATCCAAGACATTCTTAAAACCATTGCTGATGTTTCCCTTACCAGCACAAAGCAGGATTGTCCTGTCGGCATCAGTCAGCTTGCGCCTGAACTGGACTGTGGTTGTAGTCGGGGGTCTAGCCATGACCAATCGGCTTGTACTTGGGTTCATAAGGCTCACCAGAGAAGATCGCATCTAGGTCTTCTTCCATGTCATCAAACCCTGAACCCTGACCAAAACCTTCTTTGGGCGTGAACTTGGTAACTCTTGCCGTTGGCGACAGTGCTTTAGCCTTGATGATGGTCTGAACCTGTGGCTCTTGCAGAAATACCTCAAGTTCTTCCAAAGTCCAGATGTTGCCGTTGTTTATGTCTTTGCGGTGGGTCTGGAGTTCAACCGCATCGTTCTCAGTCCTGACCACTACCATCGGTACACCTCGGACTGACTTCCACTCAAGGAACTGGATGGCTGGATTAGGTTCAATCTCATTTTCCAAAGCCCAAGTCTCCAGCGCATCGAAACCCTTGCACATTCCATGCACAGCTTTATGCAGCCTATCAATGTCACCCAAGTCCACGGCATCCCAAACTCTACCCATCTGCACCCAAAACTTAGCCCTAAACTCAATGTCAACTAAAGTAATCAATCGGTCAACTCCCCATTTGTCGTAGTGCTGACTCTTTTTTCTCTCAAGTTCGACCAGCACAGCGTTAGATTGAATCTCCCACTGCGTTGCCTGACGTTTCGGCACTTGAACATCTGGAACATCTTTTCTTGACCTTGATCTAACCATTTTAAATTTCCTTTAATCAAAAGACAAAGAGACAAACCGACAGGAGACAAACCCCTTGTTTATATACAAGGGGTGGTTTGTCCCCTCTTCCTACGGGGGACATTTGGGACATTTGTCCCCGTTTGTCCCCTTTGTCACTGTATAAATACACATATCAGAAAGCCTCTGAACTGGACTTCAACCATACCCAACCAGAGCCTATGACGATCTTGTTTACGGCTACAAGTCTCTCCCTTGCTCGTAGCCATGCTTTCTTAAAGGCTGCTTTATCATCCTCTGTACAGCCTTTCATACCCCAAAACTCTGCTCTCCAATCGTCTAAAGCCACTCCATACCTACTAGTACCATCTACTTCACGATATGAGCCTTTAGCTTTAATTACTTTCATTAGCGAATCCATCTCAATCTTCTGATTTCCACCGCTACCAGCGTTGTTTTTGTTCCCTTGGGAATTGCTACCCGCTATGTCTTGGTTATGCCTAATGGCTAATGAAGTGATGGTTTCGAACCCCAAGGCTGACTCTCCCACCTCAACATTCACCACTTCGATACCTACAGTTATGGAGTCAGCACCATCCTTTTGCTTTGTCACTGTGAGGATTGCATTACCTACAACTGACGTATCTGCCGAGTTGATGACCGAATCCTGCCTTTGTATCTCAAGTTCAGTGTCTACAGCACCAAGCAGAGAACTATGTCCTCGCAGTCCCTTGGTTATGTCTTTACCGCTATGGTGAATCAGGAGCATGGCGCAGAGGTATATCGCTTGTATCTTGCCAGCTTGGGTGATGAAACCGCCCATATCTTCCGAGGAATTCTCGTTAAAGCCGCCGCCTGACATACGCATCAAGGTATCTAGGATGATGAGTTCTAAGGGTTCATCTATTTGCGCTATGAGTTCGTTGATGGCTGCAACCAGTGCATCAAAGTCTTCTTGGCTTGATCTGATGTTAATCTGAGCACGTATTACGTATAAGTTAGCGCCATCTGGTGAGTTGTTCTGTATCTTGCAAGCCTTCACCCTAGCGCCCATACCGCCGTGTCCCTCACCAGCTATGTACAGGACTGCGCCTTTCTTGGGTACTCTGTAGCCCATCCATTCCCTGCCAGTTGCTACTGCTTCTGCAATATCTAGCGCAATGAATGACTTGAATGATGCTGGCGGTGCATACAGTGCTACAAATGCCCTCTTTGGGATGATGGACTCTATGAGCCACTCTACTGGTTCATCCTTTATGGAATCCCAAGACTCGACAAGGAATCTAGACTTTGAGGCTTCTTCTTCTTGCGGAGTCTCAGGACTCTCCAACAATCTTTGTGGAGTGTGAACCTCGGCTATTGACTCCACAACGGGACAGGCTTTGGCTATTTGCGCCAGCAAGGTTCTGCTGCCATCGTATCTATTGACCCACTCGTAAGCGTCTTCTTTGGGGTTACTTAGGTTCAAGTCTAAGACCCTGACGCTTTTGGCAAATGGTATGAGTGCCTCAGTGACCTTTGAGGCGTAATGCCAACCTACCAGATCATTATCTGGCACGATTACCACATTGGCATCTTTAAAGTATTGGTTTAACTCATCATTCCAACCACCAGCGCCAGCGTGACTTGTCGTAGCTACCACGCCCAAGCTGCCTAGGGCATCTGCCGCTTTCTCACCTTCTGTTATGTAGACAACCCTACCAGCGGCAGTAGCCTGTTGCAGATCGGGCAGCTTGTAGGGGACTATTCTGCAATCTCCCAACTTGCCAACTCTTGTGCCATCAGGCATGACTCTCAAGGTCTTGTATGTCTTGCCTTTAGAGTCAAAGGTCTTGAATCTTTGCTTGATGAATAGGCTGATGCCATCTTCATCGGTGTAATGCCACTCATGCTCTAGCACAGGCGTAGAGATCAATGGGATTGGTTTCATTGGCTTGATACTGTCGAGGTAGTCTGGTCTGTCAGGTAACGCTGGCAAAAGTCCCATCTCTTTGATAGTTGAGAAGACTGTATGCTGGTCACAGCCGCCATGACACTTGAACAGGGGGTTGCCATCATCTGACATAGTTATGGACAGGCTTGGGTGCTTGTCTCCATTACCTTGACCATGCGAGGGTACGGGGCAACTAGCAAGGTAACCACCGCCTACTTTCTTTGCGTTACCCAGTATGGACGCTATTTCTTGTGCTGACATTAGGTATCTTTATTAAAGGGACAAAAAAACCAGAGTCTCCCCCGAAACTCTGGTGCTGTGGAGTGCTAGGGGTTAGCTAAACATCTCATCGTCATCAAGTGATGGTGCTGGCTTTGAGGGGACAGGTTTGCTAGGTGCGGGTTTAGCAGTTGGTGCTGGCGCAGAGAACTCAGGTTCTGCCGCTGCACCTTCTTGCAAAGCCGCTGGTCTAGCTACCCAACCTGTGACAGTGAACTCAGGTACACGAGTGCTGCCCTTGCCAACCTTTTCGGGGCGTGAACCCGTGTACTCGACAACGGGCAACTTACCAGCATTAGCGCCAGCTTGTGCTTGCACTTGCTTGTACAGGGATTCCAAGCCCATGTTAGCCCCTGCCCCGTTAGCTGAGAACTCTGCTACTCCCATAGTCTTGTTGTAAAACGTAGCCTTAAAGCCACGCTTGAATTCGGGAGTAGGTTGAGCGCCTTTACGACCAAGAGACTCATCAGGTTGGAATTCAAAGATGCCAGTTGCAATCAACATCCATCCAGTTTGCAAGTTCTCGTAGTCAAAGACGAATTTCTCAAGGTTGAATTCACCATCTTGGTTAGACCAAGCGTTAGCTTGTGGGCTGAATCTGATGTAGTTGCCAGAGCCGCCAGAGTTTGAGAGGTTAAGGTTCATTTGATTTTTCCTGTTTAAAGTTAAATGAAAAGTGGCTGATGCCACAGGGTTGGGGGATTCGGGGTAGTGATTATTGGGTCAAACCTTTATCCCTTGCAAGCGTTAATCCGCTAGATATGCGGGAAGTTAACGCTTCAAGTCCAAGTCTTTGGTCTTTTGTTAGCAGTTTCTCAGCTTGTGCAGGGGTGATGATTTCAGTCTTTGTTACTTGGCGAGCGTCAAGCCCCAAGGCTAAGAGTCCAGCATAAGCCTCTTTCTCATCAGTCCAAGACCTCAACGCTCTCTTAGGCTGCAGTTGCCAACCATCAATGACAGAGCCTGATTCCATGCGTTTTAAGGCATGATCTCTCACCGCCTTGATGTAGCCCTCAACCATGTCAAACTTAGTCAGCAAGACGCTGATTTGACCCTCTGTGAGCATCTCTACAGGCGGTGCAGTGGCTACAACTTCAGCAATGTTTGCTTGTGCAGGGCAAATAGTTCTAGCGCTGCAGTATTGGCAAGCAGAGTCCGAGGGTACGGGCTGGAACAGGGGATTGAGTGCATTGTCAATGGCAGGAACTAGAACGTAATGCTCCCAATCTACCAACTCCTGAGTTGTCATTGAGTGCTTGCGTGTCTCACCATGATGGGGTTGGATAATCCATAACTCGACAGTATCAATGTCTTTGTAGAGTTGTTCACCTTCCAGTGCAGCCAATGCGTAAAGACGCAACTGGTCATTGTCTTCAGAGACATAACCTCTACCAGTTTTCAAGTCTGCAATGATGAGTTTACGTTTCTGTTTGCTGATGCCGATTACGTCTGTAGTACCGCCTACCTTGACCTTCTTTGTGTCTTGATAAGGCAGGAACTTCTCAACTGTTACGCTACCCTTACCTAGTTCATCCTCAATAGCCCAAATAGCTTTCAGATGTTCAAGCGCCATCGCACAGTTTTCTTCAGTCATGGTGATACCTTCCACGACTGTACCTATAGATTTCATAGGGTCAGAGTCCAACTGAAAGCAAGTCTCTGCCAAGGCATGAATGGCAGTCCCGATCTTTGCCGCCTCGCCGCCTTCCACATAGGGCATGAGTGCTGAGAGTCTGGCAGAGGCGGGACAGGCAATCCATCGGGATGCCGCTGATGCTCTAAGGTTTAGTTGTTTGATTGCCATGATGCTCTTTCAATGTGATGGTTTTCAATGAGTAGTTGATAGGCTAATTGGCGTATCTCATTTGAGACTGCATGACCCAAATCTTCAGGGTCAAGTAGACGCTTAATGAAGACTACAGTCTGCTGGTTCTGTCTACGCTCTTGGTCAAGCTGTGAGCCTAGCCAAACAATATGCTCACGCAAGGTTTGCCGTTCTTTGTCATCCATGCCTTAACCCCCAAGCAGCAATTAAAGCCGCATCAGCACGACCATCGTCTTTAACACGCTTGAACAGGTCAACATTCCACGGGAAGACTTCCATTGCTCTAGCCCTAGCGCCATCCTTACCGCCTGACACTCCCATAGCTTTCTGCCAAGTCTGTGGAGTAACGAGAGTAGACTTGATTGATCTAGCCGCTATAACGCCTTCTATAGCCCCTAGAGAGCGCCCAAATGAGAACACGCTTGTTACCCCCTGCCCACTCATTGCAAACACCTTCTCGATGTACGCTTCTTCAGGCTTAAACAGATCAAGGATTTCAATCAGTTCAGGGATGGAAATCTGCCTCTTGGCTTTGCCATTGCGATCTAAGGTGACTGTTGGCATATCGACTACACCTGTCAGAGTCTCGCCCTGCATCATCGCTATAGCGCCATTTAATCCAACGTCAATGCCAATGATGCGCCTTGGTGTAAACACTTGATTGACAACTGTCATTCTGTACCCCCATTTAAAGCCATCAGACGCTGCTGGATTAGGGAATCTACTGATTCCTCAAGCCGTTGTATTGAAGTCACCAATGGTATGGTTCTACCAGTGGCATAACGAGATACCTGAGAGGGGTCAAAGCCAGCATGACGGGCAACATCGGTGATGGTGTAGCCAGCTTTCTCAGCCTTTTCCCTAATGTTTTCAATGGTTTGCATGGTTGGAGTGTTCATAGACAAGGATTCTAGGGAACATTGGATTAATAAGTCAAGTGCTATCTGATTAAATACCCTACTGGAATGTGTGGGATTAAATAAGTAGGGGTTGACTAGATAGTCAAACCTGATATGATTCACTCCATCAGCAAGCAACTTAACTTTTAGGAGGTCTTATGACCGATTTCACTTTCTCTCCCGCACTTTTTTGTTCTACAACTATTTTGGTGGTTGCTAATACTTCTGCCGCTAAAGAATATTTAGCAGAACGCTATGGCGTGGGTTGCATTTCTGTTGAGATGCGTAAGTCTGCTGCGCCAGACCTTGCCGACTCTTTTGAGTTTCAAGGCTTGTCCTACTCTTAACCCAACGGGGCGCAAGCCCCATCTTTCAACCTTAAAGGAGAATTGAAAATGAATGCAAACCAAAGCAAAGCCTACTTAGCACGAATTGACGCATTTGCGATAACCCGCAATGCGGTTGCTCATGCAGAAAATTGTTTAGAGTCATCTAGCGGATGGGATGTTGAAAGCCTTGGCTACAACATTGAATGCAATTTCCCTGAAATTGATTCTGACAAGTGCGATGCAATAGCTGCAGCAGTAATGCGTAAAGCATCATTTAATTACAACGCACCCTATAACGCTGAGTTCCTCGGCGCACAACCCGCCCGTTCTGGTCAAGACTATTAAAGGAGCAATCCCATGAAAGAAACAATCCTCGACATTCTCACCGCCATTGCTATCGGCGTTGGCTTTGCAGTCCTCTTAGCTTCATGGTGGTCATCATGAGCATCGCATCAGAAATCACCGAATTGATAAACCGCATAGCGCCAGCTAAAGGCATTGCTGGCGGCTTTATGAGCCGTAACGAGATCATTCAACTCATTGACAAGGTTGCCAATGATGCCGTTGCTATCGGCTGGATTCATGGCGAGGTCATGACCAGAAAGCGTATGGAGAAGAAACTTGAATTGATGGAGCAGGAAATGACCATCATTAAAGAACAGATGAAGTCCCTTGAACTTGATCTGTTAGTGGCGGCTAGTAAATGAATACGCTCATCAAGTTTGTCATTGCCGCTGCTTGTGCTGTGGCTTTGATGTACTTTGATTCCTTAGATAACAAACCAAAGGAGAAAACAAATGTGGGAAACAGCCATTTGGGTAGCCGTAATGGGACTTACAGGGTTCGCATTGGGAATTTGCGTCTGCATCGGGTTTGTGTTGTATCTACTAAACAAGGAACAAGACGAGTAGTGAAGTGTCCAGATTGCGAGTGGACTAGAACACCTGACAACCGCTATATGTGCAAGAAGATTGAAAGAATCATTCTTGCGACTCAAATTAAGAAAAGGGTAAAACATGACAGATGAGGATGAGAAGCAGAGTCTATGGCGCAAACGTGCCATATCAAAAGAGAAGACAGAACAGGGTAGAGCCATCACCCTGCGCCTGACTCAATCCGAATGGCAGGAATATCAGAGATTGGGGGGTATTAAGTGGCTGCGGATGTTCTTCCGCATGAGTTTAGGGATTCAAAAGGAGATTAAGAAATGACACAAGATGAAAGCCAAGAGCCTGTGGCGTTGCCTTGTTGCGGTTACACGGATGCAAGTGCAGTTAAGTGGAATCCCCTTAACGGCGTTGTGCAATGCCACAACTGTGGGCAGACCTACACCACCCCACCACAGCGCACAGAGCAAAACTTCTGTTCACGATGCGGCAAACGCACAGCAGACTTGACCACGATTCACACTTGCACACCACCACAGGATTAATACATGAACAAACCTAAAACTGTATTTGACTGGAAAGATGGCACTCCCTCAATCTGGACAAGAGACAAGGAGTTGCGCCTACACGCCCAAGGCAAAGCATGGGGTCAGGCTGCACAAGCTAAAATGTGCTTGCATGACAAGCAGCAAGTCAATGTCTACTCAAAGGCTAAACCGAGTAAATGATTCGTAAGATCAGAACCTTCTACGGCAAAAGAAATGGTCAACATGGGAGCAAGGTAACCACTGTAGATCATGGCGTAGCATGGTTATGTGAGAAGTGTGGTGAGGTGATCTTATATGAACACCTCACCCCTAAACACTTCTGTAGGCGGCTTATTAAGCCTGTAATCCTTGGAGATACTGAGTCTTCCCCGCAACCTTAACAGCAGTCAATTCTTGTTTCTTGAGGTTTTTAGGGTCATAGCTGACATGAACCCAACCCGAATCAGGAATACCTTGTGTGTAGAACTCTAGGATTAGTTGTGTATAGTCCAAATTATCCATAATCCATTGGGCGAGTTCAGCATTGGCAACGCCAGCAATCTCAATGTCTGCTGCTTGACCCTTGCAATGGTCGCTGGTCTTAGACCCGCCAACAGCGGCATTGGACTCAGGGCTACGATAACCTGAGTTAACAGTCACAGACTTACCAAAATGCTCACGCACTGGCTGAAGCACTTTTTGACACAACATTTTCAGGTTGTCAATGGTTTCCTGATTAGGTGTATTGTCTATACCAAGACGGGTAGCAGTGTCAGATTTCGTCAGTTCTTTCAAAGAAAAATTGGCTGATAAGTTCATTTATTTAACCTTTCGTAGTAGAAAATGGATGATTATTGCTGGCGATTGTCATGAATTGGAGATAGCATTTTACTTGGCAATCGTGCCATAACCAAGGGGAATATCATGTACAAGATTGAGATTAACATTGCAGAATGGGATTTTGGAAATGACTCAGTGACTATTGAGACAGATGATTTTGAGAAGATTGCAATCATCCAAGAATTCATTGAATTCCAGCAGTTGCATGGATGGGCTGTTGACTATGACGTAACTGACGAATATCTTTACAACCAGTGCGATGAAGAAGAAGAAGAAGTCAGCGAAGAAGAAGTTGACGAAGACGAAGAGTATGAAGACGAAGAAGTCGAAGAATACGAAATCGGAGAGATGGTTGAAGACGAAGATGGAGTAACTTGGGTTCGTGTGTCATAATTCAGGTGCAGTTGTTACTTGCAGGGGGGTCTTAGGACTCCCCTTTTTTTATTGAATGTCGTGATCTGCTTCTATGTCTCTAGCTAACTGTCGCCAATCAAGACTACGGCGGTAAAGCGTGTATATACGCTCCTCAGTTAAGGGTTCAGATCGGCGGCTTAACCTGTCATTTGCTTGCGCTAAAGCAAGCTGAGTCTCATGCAATATGTTATGCAGTTCTTTTATCTCAGACTTGAGATAGCTTACCAAATCAGACGTCATAAACTTTCCCCCTAAACTCAACTTGACCTTCAGCATACTTCATTATTAACTCAGGAAAAAGTAATCTTCCATTATGGAATGTGAGTAATGCAAATCCAGAGCGCCAGTTAGTTGGGGACAGTTCCAAGTAGTTTTCAAACTGTACCCCATCTGTATCCGCTAAAGTCCCTGTATCTACCCCATAACGAGTGCCGTTATAGTCATTAAAAGGGGTGACTTTAAGGCTATGTAGATGCCCTGTAACCATCGTAACGCCAGAGTTAACAGTGTTATTGTGTGTAGCGTGTACACCGCCTTTCCATCGGTGTTTGATGACTACGTCATCAGTTGCCCAACAAGCCCAACAAGGATGCCATGCAGGGAAATGGTCTTTAAGGGAAAACCCTTTAACGTGTTCATATTGAGGTGCATTGGAAGCTAATCTATTCTCAAACCTAGCGTCATGGTTACCAAGTGTCCATATTAGGTTTACATTGTGCCGTGCTTTCTTGGCGGCTTCTTCTATCTCGCCCATTGCCAACTCACAGGCTTTTAATTCTTCTACAACTGTTGGTACTGAAGAAAATCCGTGGCGGTCATAGCGAGAAATGCTTGCTCCATCAAAAACATCTCCGTTAGCAATAACAGCCTTTGGTTGAAACTCTTTAATCGCCCAAAGCAGACCTTTGTAAGCAGTAGTATGAATGCTTGGGTGAAAATGAGCGTCTGAAAAAACCAGTATGCAGCCATTTTCAATGCCCAACATTTTCTTTGCTGGATTTTCTTTAACACTTTGCTGAGGGCTATGTTTGGATTTTAGTTGCGTACCATATCTAACCTCTAAATTGTTTTTGCGTCTGAGAATATTACGCAAATCCATTCCAACAGCTTTTGCCATTGCGCTGCCTGACTCGTGCGTTTTCCAAAGTTCAATGAATTCCGCATCACTATAAACAGGTTTTCCAGACATAACAACTCCAATGAAGTTGTCTGAAAGTAACCTATATCAATGACAACTCAATGAATCTTAATGTAAATTCTTATTTATTGTTTGAAGTTTGATAAACAGTGTTGTATAAATCTGCTTTTCTATTATTTTGTTCTAGTTTAATTTCCATATCTATGCAAATTACCTCAACTGTATTGCCCTGCTTGGTAATTTCAATTTTCTGTTGGGCTATTTCTTGTTCACATTTCTGCTTATCTAAAGTGTAAATCTCTGACTGAAAAAATTTACATTCCATCGCTACGCAAATGTAAAGCAATGGAATGTAAATAGTCATTTCATGTTCCTCAAGGTTTCGTAGGATTCAATACAGGAGTTGAGTTTTCTGATGGCGGCATCTCCTTCACTGGCGATGGCGATAAGGTCTTCAGAAGCCTGTCCAGTAAGTTCGGCTGATGCTTCTCCGCTGTTATCTCCAACGGCAACGGGGGCATCTGGGGCGGCTTGTAAGGGGCAGTCGGGGGCTTTGACAGGAATGAACAGCCGTAGCTTGCCAGACACAACATCATTGCGTAACTTAGCTTCTTTAACCTTTGCAACATCATTTGCCTTTCTTAGTGTTTGTCCATACGTTTCAGCTACTTTAGCCATTGCTTGCTCAGTGTCCCTAGCCTTGGCATTCAAGGCTGCAATCTCTACTTGTTGACGGGTATTCTCATCATGCTGACCCTTATAGTATCCACTACCAGCAGCAGATAGCACCGCCATCAAGATACCCAACAAAACCCAAGGATTAAACAGGCTCATTCGCTTGTCTTTCCACGAACATAGGCTTGTGCCGCCATAAAAGCAACAACAATCGTACCCATAGCCGCACAATAAGTAGTGGTAAGTCCTGCCAAAGCATTGACTTTTTCTAGCGTTACCCAAGCAGAAGCAAGGAATGCAATTAAAACAGGGGGTGCGCCTAAAGCCGCCCAAGCCATAACCCTCTGCTGGTCAGCCATCTTGTCAAGGTTTTCAATCTGAATCATGCGCTCAGACTTTGCCAATTCAGCGTCTGTCACTACACCATCGTGGTCAGTATCAAACTTGTCGTACTCTGAATCTTTCTCTAGTTGCTTACTCATCCTTGCTTCCTTTCTTTTGTTGCTGTTCAACTTGCCTTCTCAGTTTCTCGACCTTCTCAACCTGTTGTTTAGCTTCATGCTTGGTTTGCAACACGTCTACGTATAACGTACCCAATAAGGGTAGGAGCATAACCAAAAGAACACAAGCGGCAATCCAACCCATTACGCTCTCCCAATCTTGGTTACCAGACCTATTACCATCCATAGGTACAGGAGGAACAGGAAAGCTACCAATAGGTATGCTTGTTTTTCTGCTAGGAG